TAGGCGTAGTATAAGTATTTGGGACCGAATAAAACCAAGTTCCACCTTCATTTTGAAATGACGCAGATGCAGATGCAGAATCTATCAAGTAATTGCTTGAAGTTCCATAATAACCAACTGAGCCGGTTCCATACCAATATAGTCCTGATGTTACAGATTCGTTTCTATAATTCCAACTTACACCTATACTATCACCGCCCGTTGCATATCTTCCAATACCCATTTCCCAACTTTGACTGATTGGATATGCATAAACTGTATAATTTAATGGAATCTCATCAACTTGAGTTGCTTTAAGTTTTAAATAAAACTTGATATCATCGGTATTTATATCTCCAGTTATTATAGATGAAGAAATTTTAGATAAATCAAATTTTAAAAGTATTCTACTTAAATCAGGATTGTTTATGTAACTATAATATGGTTGATAAACATCAGCACTTCCGCTTAGTTGACCATTTATAGATCCATTAAATTTATATAAAGTTCCGCTCGCATAACAAATGGAACCTGTAAATGAAGATGTTAAACTTCCAGTTACTGTTCCTGAAAAATGACCACTTGCATTTGAAAAATTTGTTAATGTAATAGGTCCGCCATTATAAGAACCTGATAATCCTCCATTAAACATCGAAGCACTAAAGTCTGCAGATTTTGATACATATAATAGAGCATAACTATCACCACCATAGATATTACCTATCACAGATCCGGAGTAATTAACGAATGATTGACTGTAATTTCCTGTAATAGATATGCGAGTATAATTGTTTAATACTCTAGTAAGTTGAGGAATAGACTTCAACTCTAGAATTTCATCAATTCCAAAGTTTTTATTCTTATACGAACTTTCGTTGTTGATATACGTATCTTTTTCTGGATATAAGAATATATGCATATTAATTTACATTTCCTATTATGTCTATATCTGGATATTTGACCTCAAACACACATGGGTCCAATGAAGGATATATTATTTTATTCTTTGTTGCGGCATTGATGTCATATTGATGTGGAGAATAATTTCCATCTTCGGATGTTAAATTATAAACACTCAATTGTGCTAGAGATTGAACACCTTCAACTCTTGCGATTTCTAATTCTAATTGACTTAAATTAATTGGTTGGGAAAATCCCCATTTATCAATATCAAAAAACTCCTTGACTTTCTGATTACAGTAATTTAAAACATCTCGTTTGTTATAATTGTTATAAATTACAATATTATACTTGACACCGACATTAATTATGTATCCGTCAATTATATTAATTCCGTCAGTGAGTAATCTGTATTTTGATAAGTATTGTTTTAAATTATAAGATAAAACATCATTTATCGGAGTTAAATGTTTTTGAGAATCGTATGATAACACATACAAATTAATGGAGAATGGATTACTTATATCGTAATTAATCTTTCTAAAATAATTTTCGATATCATTTGTAACTCCTGTTGCATTATTGTTGTAATCTACAAACCCACTAACATTTTTTTGCAAATTAAAATTTAAATCTGTATCAGATTTTACGTATGCCTTTGCTACACTTCCAAATCTGGAAGGCATGGATAATGATCTAAGAACATAATCATCTTTAGTAACTGCTCTGTTTTGAGAAACAAATGTTGATGTTGCATTTTGACGTATTTCTTCAACACTTTCACTATCCTTCCCACCAGTCGCTGCGATATAGTTATTAACTCTTAATGATTGCACCATCGTGTTAAATAAGTTTTGTTCGACTGGATTTAACGATGTAGAATCGTTTAACAATTCATAAGATTGTATTCTTATGATTTCATTTACATTACAGTTAGACAATAATCCTCCACCAACGATGTAGTTTATTGTTAAAACTGTATTTGAAGGTGATACACCATACGTATTTGTTTTTAAAAAATTGCTACTATCAAGTGAAATATCAATATTTTCAATATTAGACAATCCTATTCCAATAACATTTGAATTTGGATATACAATTTCATCTGAATTATTATCAATATTTGCACCAAACTCTAAATATGTTATGTTATTAGCCGTAATATTACGTGTAAATTTCTTAGAAGTCTTCAAAGACTTCATGATCTTAGGAACTTCTGTTTTATATATATAAAAACTTCCATCATTCGTCTCTATATTATCAATTTCAGTAAAAATTACGTCTTGTGCCAAATAATCGACTTCATACCACTTGTTATTTTCAGAATCTCTTACATCAATAATTTCCAAAACATCAGTTTCATCAAATTCTACTTTATAAAACGGAGTAGCACTTCCAACGGAAACAGTTTTTGTAACTATTCTACCCGCAAACGCTTTTGCGGTTTTTCGTATTAAGAAAAATTGAGGGACGCCAAGAGAATCTCTTGAATATACTGAAACTTCTCTTGGAGAAAACTTCGTATCGACTGAAAAATCTACTGGGTCACTAATAAGATATGATTGTCCAGATATATTTTCGAGTTGCATGTATTGTCGTAATGACAAAGCATACTTATCGTCTGGAATGTAGTTTCCATCACTATCAATCTTGGACGGAACCAATTGAAACAATTCTATTTCAGTTACCGCAGACTTTGCCGCGTATGGTTTATAACCCAAATATTTAGCTAGAGTTAAAACATTCTTCCTTTCCTCTGCAAATGGAAGTAAACTTTCCTTGAATTGATAATCAATATAGTAGGATAAAACATCGCCTACATACGCTGCCTGTTCAATAAACATTGTTCCAGGTGAAGCATCACTAAAATCTTGATAACTTCTCGGATAATAATTTTTAGCAAAATCAATCAAACCTTGCTTAAAGGAATTAAAATCCCTATTAAGATATCTGACATCTTTGTTTAGTGGTTGAAATGATTTTTGTATAATCTCTGGCATAAAAATTATATATTATTAGTAGTCACAAAAGAGAAACTACTGGTTTGTTTGTTAAATGTAAATTGCACGTTCACCCTTATTATATAATTATTGGTATCATTGTCTTTTTGTGCGGAAGAAATGTCTAAAAACACTTGATTTACAAAAACATTTGGAAACCACGTCTGAATATCTTCTTTAATTATGTTTTTTAAGATATCTTCAAAATCATCGGTTCGTTGTTCGAATAGAAAATTATACAATCTAGTTCCAAATTCTGGATTAAATCTTCGTTCAGATGGTCTTGTTAGGAAAAAGTTAAGCAAATTAGAACGTATTTGAGTGAGTGAATCATATGATTGTTGAAAATACCCACTGTTACCACGCTCTATTGGCAATGTTAATCCTATTGTAGAGTTTGCCATAAATTATTGAGATTGAACCATTCCTGTAGGTATATTACCCGATTTTTTCTTATTATCGACCGCTTTCATTAATTTTCTATAATCTCGGTTCATTACATTCAATACCTTTGACTGTTCCTCATTTACCACTGGCGTAGGTGTGGGTGTATCAATATTAATAGATTCATTCAAAGGTTGAGAATTTAATATGCTTGAATATCCAACGAAAGATCCTTCTTGAGGAACACCCCCAGTAGTTTCATTCAAAATTTGATTTAACATCTCATTATTTGTATACTTTTTATATTGTTTTTGAGGTGCGGGTTGTTTAACCTTCTCAGAAATAGGTTCTTTTTCTATTTTTTGGGTCGGTTCTACCTTTACGTTATTAGACAATACTTCAGTCAATATTTTTGGAATCATTGTAGGTAAAACTACCTTCAATTCCTCTTGGATAATTGATCTTACGATGGATTTAAATTCTTCTGTTTTCATATACTATAATTATCAAATAAAATTCGAATATTCATTAACTTATTAATGAGGTTGGATTAGAAGCGGCATTTGTGACAGATCCGGCTACATTACCTAAATTTTGAGTTGATGGTAATTGATTGCATGGAAGTGTAAAAAATGGTGGTTTTGGTATTTCCGGCAGATTAGGTAACATATCTTTAATATTGGGTAACGTAATTGGTTCGTTCAACCACAATTTAACCTTTTCTTTATAACCAGGAAAAGGATTTAATGCTGATAATGTAGGAACTTCAGGTATTTTGATAGATGGAAGTGATGTTAGATTAGATGATGGTAAATTCAAAGACGGAACTTGTGGCAATGACGGAATACCAGGTGCCGTTGGAATAAATTGAGTTATTCTATCTGTCAATTCTTGTTTACTTGGTAATTGAGGTAGTGGAATATCAGGTAGTGGAGGCATCGGTAATTTATCAAGTGATGACAAAGGAAAAGTTGTGCAATCAATTTGTGCCTTTTCATATTTCAATCCGGCAACGTTTTTAAGAGGTTCCGTTTTATTTATACTTGAGACCGTATTAGTTATAGATCCATTCGCTTTATTTGATATTCCAGATAAAGGGTTTGATGGCAGTGATGGTGGAGATGGAAGTGAGATAGACATATATTTATATATAATTTACTCAAAATTTATTAAATTATTTCCCTCCGTAGGTTGGGTCTGATTTAAAATAGATTCCATAGTCATAATATTTTTTGTAAATTTATCACTTAAATCAGCAGGATTTTCACGACGAACATTACTAAATGGTGTAGATTTATATCCGCCAGGAACTCCTTCTCCATTATACGGATTTATATTAGTTTTGGAAACTAAAGAAGAATATACACCAGGAGCATAACCACCACCTGTTAAAAATACACGTTTGCTTAAAATGATGCCTAAAGAATCTCTTATTTCTCTTAATTTTACTTGATCTCCCGATTTTTCAACATTACTTGGAACTGCATTCAATGTGCTTACCGGAGTTGCATTCAAAGTAGGGTCTAATCCAATGGTTTTTGTAAGATCCAATGGAGATGGATTTGCTATGCTAGTTAAAGCCGCCATAGTTCCATCATCTGCTATTCCTGTAGATATTCCTTCCTCTGTAGAAGGAGGAACATTTGGTCCTGTCGGTCCACCACCAGAACCGCCATCTGGATGAATGTGTGGGTCAGGATGAATATGTGGATTTGGATGAATATGCGGATGTGGGTGGGTGTGATTCATTCCATGAGTATGATCCAACAACCAATTACATAAATCATATAACCAATCAACTAATCTTTGTCCCAAAACTGCGGGTTCATTTGTTTGATCATATTCTCCCAGATATATTACTGGAGAATTTAACACAGTTTTTGTATTTGAAGTAATAACAATTTGATTATCAGCATCAACTGTAAATTCATCATCCGTAGTTACCGCATATCTTTTTTTACTGAAATGAAATGTTTCGCCTGCTTTACTGCTGAATATTAATCTATCACTATTTACAACAATTTGATCCCCAGTCAATTTTGGATATTTAAACAAAGAACAACCTGTAGGAGAAAATTGTTTTATTTCTTCGTTTCCTTCTTCAAATATTTTCTTTTTGACAGTTGGTATAAATGGAGATTGTGTCAATCCAGAAGTAATGTGGATTGAAGAACCATCGTTATTAACATCTTCTGTTACAAAACCTCCTGGATTAGCTTCCGTCGGAGTATTTTTAATTGGTCTCTGACGGTTTCTAATTAAGATCATTGGATTCCCACCACCCGCTGGTTTATTTGTATACGGATTTTTTACTTCGTTATAATAATCTTTATATTCTTTTGCACCTGTATCGTTATTTCTATTAGAATCATATGCGGAAAATCTTATTGATTGACCAAATCTACTTTCTAATACCGTATCACCTTCATATTTTTTAATACTTCTTACATTTTTGTTTGCTAAAAAATATCTTCCCAAAGCTCCTTTATCATCGTTTCCCGCATATTCCATGGAAATTAAAACTGATTCCGGACCTTGATATGGTTTTAATTTTTCATTCGGGTTTGTTCTTTTTTCAACGTTTTTGTTATTGGGACCGGCGGTTCTTTCCTTTGAAAAATCAGCGGAATTATTTATAAATCCATTTAGAATATTTAATTTTCTAGTATAATATAACGTTTTAAAATATCTTCCAACAATGACTGTTTCATTTACTAATGGATATTCTATTATTCCAGTATCTTCCATTGGAATTGCCCAGTCATTAATGTCATCTTTATTAACTTTATAGGATGAAAATAATGGTCGGACCAAAACACGACCTATCCAAGAATAGTCAATCGCATTTTCAGCTAATTTACCTTCGGTATTTTCTGGAACTGATGTATAATCTAATTTTACCGTTTTTGTTTTAAAAATCGGATGGTTCTCATCTAAGATTACGTCTAAAACAACGGCAGGCTCTAGTTCATAGAAGTATTTGTTTTCGTCAATATAAGACATAATTATTTCTTGGTAAATTCAATTGGGGTATTTAATTCTTTAGTTATTTTTTCAGCTTCTTCCATCAATTGTTTGCGTTCATCGTCTGAAAGTGCAAATCCCGATTCACCTTCTCCATTTTGATTTGTAGAACTTACTAAACGTTGAACGATTGCTGCAAGTTTTATCAACTGTTCATCATTGCGAACACCTACATCTAAATAATCTTTAATTAACGGCACAATGACTATCGCATCATTGGCCGTTTTTATCATACTACGAAGGTCGGAAATCAAAATATCTATTTGATTTCGTTTGTCATCTGAATTGACAACAATATCTTTAAGTACAGAAGAATATTTCTTACCTTTATATAATTCAAAATCTAAATCCATATACATATATATATGGATTATTGAAGATTTATTTAGTATAAATTGGACTGTAAAGACCCTTTGTTTAGATATGCCTTTGTTATAATATTTTGATAGTGTTTCATTTTATTTATAACCTTGGTTATCTGTTGTGTCTTACATGAACTTATTTCACGAATATAAAGATATAATGACTTTTTATTGAACGAATCGATTCTTCCGCCATTTCTAAATAGTTCAATAACGGCATTCGCAATTCCTAAGTCTCGTTCTTTGGTAAAAATCTTATGTATATTTTTTTCCCAATAATCTATCATAAGAGCCATAAACTCAGACATTTCGGTATTTTTATGATATGCATCTTCTACTTGTAAACATACTGTAGATTCATCGGGAGTATCCGAGATATTTACATGTTGATTGAACTTCTTATAATTTCCGTTGTTGTGGAAAATTAAATAATTTTTGGCAACTATGCTGAAATAACTAAATGCTTTACCTTTACCCTTTTCAAATTTATGCATATTTGCTACCAAATGTGCAACCGTTTCTTTTTTGATCTCAGATGGACTATTATCAAAATAAGTAAATTTAAAGGTATTGAATATATTTTCAACCAATTTATCAAACGCATTTTTTATATGCATTTCATATATATTATTACGAATATTTTGATCTTCTTCTTCGTTATATAATATAATATATTTTTCGGTATCATCTGTAAAATACATTTTACTTACAGATGCCTTTCTTTTCTTTCTTTTTTTAACAGGAGCAACTTCTTCTGAAATCGTAACTTCCTTTTCAGGAACAGAAACTTTTGGTTTCTTTATGGGATTCTTTTTGAGAATTGTTTTAATTTTTACTTTCTTTTTTGTAGTTGGTTTTACTACTTTTTTAACCTTTTTTAGTTTCTTAATTTTTTTCATTCAGTCCTCTTGTTTAATTTTTCAATTAACTTTAGTATTTCAGAAAAAACAAAACCTACATCATCATCTTTTTGAAAAATTTGTCTATCATCAATTTTCTTTAACTGTTCTAATGTTGCACTTACATCATTTTTGTATTCCTCTATCCAATTAGATAGTGTTTCAACACGGTCATATAATCTATCCACTGACATGCTAAAATATACATTTACGCATATAGATACTGTTAATAGTATCGTCAAAACTATTATTGTCATAATTTATTCCTCGTCATCATCATAATCGGAATCATCTAAGTATTCCTCCAAATATGATATTGCTTCATCCACAAGTTCCCAATCTTCGGTTTTATATGAAGACTTTAATAAACTTAAAATTTCTTTAATATCTGCTTGGTCCATAATTATGCTGATATCTAAATATAGTATTCAATATGAGAAAATCAATAAAATTTTTAATTTTAATTTAAAAACTAAAATATCCCTTCAATCCGTCAGAGGATACATTTACTTCTTTTATTACTTCTTTCTCAACAGGAACTTCTTTAATCACCTCTTTGATAATCTCCTTTTCTACTGGCACTTCCTTCACTACTTCTTTCTCAACAGGAACTTCTTTAATCACTTCTTTTGTTATGGAAGTAACACCATTATTCGTGTCAGCCTCGTTTGTTGTTTCTTTTTTAGGGGTAAAAACGAGTGTTGTATTATAAGCTAACAACAAACACACTGCTAGTGGATCAAATACCGAAATCAATGCGATGATGAACCATTTTACTACTTTTGTAAGTTCTACACCAAATTCATCCGCGATAAATTTGAAAGTTTGAATATCTTTCTTATTTCCATTTTGTATTTTTAATTCTGTAATTTGTTTA